ATTTTATTCCGTCTCACAAGCATCCTCTAGCGCTTTCAGATAGCCAGACATCGATTGAGTGTTTCCCCTGCGGGCAGGGTGAATGTAGACGCCCTTGAGCAGGTACAACCAGACTTGCGCAATTCTGATTTCGCACAGAAGTTGCATCCACGGGTTCACCGTCGCTGCTCTCCTCGCTTTGTTCATTCTGATGGATGCAGATAGCTGTTTAGGCGATGCCTCGACCATTTCAGAGTAAGAGATGATCTTCGTCGTCCAGACGCCCACCGAGTACCAATCCATGTCAGAGGAAGACTGATTCCTGATCTTTTAAAAAAATGCGAGCGCCTTTAGGGCGAAGCCCGTTTCTCTCCACTCTCTCGGCCGGGGGTGGTCTGGCTGGCGACGAAGTTCGCCCAGTATTACCCAGACCACCTTGTCGCCATCATCACCATGGCGACAAGACCCGAAGCACTCCACTGGTGCTTCACCCTCAACAATCCCACAATTGATGAACAACAAATCATAGATGAACTAGAAGAGTTCGGAATAGAGTACGCCGTCTTCCAACTGGAGGAGGGAGAAAACAACACTCCACACTTTCAAGGCTACGTGGCACTCACTGTCAAAAAACGGCTCACGGCCGTCCGCACACTTTTTGGCGGCGTGGCACATTGGGAGATTTGCCGCGGTACCCCGACACAAAACCGGGATTACTGTACGAAAGCGGACACCCGAATCGGGGATTTCGTGGAAATCGGCACACTGCCCGCGCCGAAAGGCGCGAGGCAGGACCTGGTCCAACTTCATTCTGCTCTCAAGGATGGACTCACCCAAGCCCAGTACGTCGACCAATTCTTCTCAATCTTCGTCCGCCACCCCAATCTTGTGTCGAACTACGTCGCAGCTACTATCTCCGAGCGCGACCCTGCCAACCCGGTCTCCACTTGGCTTCTCATCGGCACGCCCGGGACCGGCAAGTCCCGCCTCGCTCGCGCAATTGGCAAAAATCTCGGAGATGGAGCTATCTTCGAGCACTCTCTCGGAAAGTGGTTCGACGGATACGTCGGACAGCGAACTGTGCTTTTCGACGATTTTTGCGGATCTTCACTCCCTTTCTCGCAGTTTAAACGAATCTGCGACCGATACCCCGTTCGAGTGGAGCTCAAAGGGCTTAGTTGTCCGATGGCAGCCACAAACTTCCTCATCACTACCAACCAAGACCCGAAAACGTGGTGGAAAGACGAAGTGACCGGTCAACACGGTCACGCGGCAATTACCCGAAGAATTGGCAGAGTTCTGTTTTTCTTCGCAGAAAACACCTTTCGTTCCTACCCGTCCTACAATCATTACGCCACTGACTGCCTTCGCCCACGCATCGATGGGGAGACGTATCACTACTTTTCGCCGGCGCAGACGATCGTCTACGATGCGCAAGGCGAGGCCATCTTACCGCCGGAGATCCTCCGCGCGGAAGTACAGTAAAAAGCGCCGCTCCCGTGGCATGCAACGAATCAAAACTTCTCGCTGGCCTGTTCGCAACATTGGCGGAGATCGCTCTTTCTGCAAGCTCCGGTACGTCAAGGGCTCCGCATTCGACATCCCCGAGGGCGCCGCAAGTTTGTCACAGCTTCAAGTCATGAACGTTGGCGCCTATCCTGGCGCCTCCAATCTGCTCCAGTCAATGACTCTCAATGGTGTAATGGGGGAAACCCCAAATTTGTCTACAATGGGCGCTCTGTACACGCGCTACCGCATCCGCGGAATCAAAATTCGGCTCACGTACTGGCAACTCGGTGGCGCGCCCGTGATTCTCTTCACGAATGCCGCTCCGGACGTGAACAACCTCACTGTTGCCTCTACTGGACCCAATCCCGCGTTCATCACCCCCAACATCACGACTACGACCGAGCAGCGCTGGGCCAAGTATCGGGTATGCCAAGCCACGGCAAACGGTGGCAAAGCCACTTCTGTCTCCGCCTACTACTCCGTGAACAGGGTTCAAGGCCCGGACACTATTGTTCGCAATGACCGTGACTACACCGGTGAAATGCAACCCGCTACGCCATACTTCGCCAACTCTTCTGGTGTCGCCGACACCCCGCAATTCTCCCCGTGGATGCAATGGGGAATTGCCACGCTTTCGGGCACCCCCGCCGTGGCCGGCACACAAGGCGTCATCAAGGTCGAGCAGACTGTGTACTGTGAGTTTTTTGGCAAACGCATCCAAACACAATAA